GTCGCATTATACTTTATTCTTTTATACGCGTTCGCTCGCGACTATTTAAACTATAGTTAGTTATGGAAATCCAATAATATTAGTTACAGGATCGATACTATAAAAGCACGATCCTTGAAAACGAAGAAAATTGAAATCTTCAGCTATGGACATTTGAAATGTTTGTGTAGGAGCTGCTCCAGTTACATCTGTGTAAACAATTGCACCTGGAGAATCTTCAAAACGATCAAAAAGATCATAGAATCCTACTACACTTGGAGAATCGAAAAGAGAAGTACTGAAATAAGGAATTTCATATTCGACACCACCGTGCATAGGATTTTGTACAATAGATCCACTAACTGATGGAGCAACTATAGTATCAGTGATACTACGTGCACTTAAAGTAGGGATAAATAGACGTGTTCTCTTGTACTTAGTAAATATATTACCTATGAAATTATCACTCCTAGTAGTCAATCTGTAACGAATACCACCACGTAATCCTAAAAAACAATGTCTGAGAATATTAAATGTATTAACTCTACCATTGTCACTTGTGATAGTAACAGAACGTGGGATGAGAAAGTTATTATGAGGAGGATACAAAGGATGTTCAACTGTATTAGTATTAGAGTGAGTAAGTACAAAAGCTGATTGATCTCTTTTGAGCAAAACTCTGAGAGACTCAATTTTCTCTCCAAAATGAGCATGAAAAAGATTTTTATTATTTGGGGACATACGATTGATAGTAGTTGAAACGCCAGTAACATCTACAACATGATCATCTTGCATTTGAACTTTGTTAATAGGTTCACTTTGCTCATAAGCACTTTCTGCATTAATATTAGAATTCAATGAACTATTGACATGATCCCATGGTTCACAAAATTCCATATCATTACTATACACATATGTACTAATGTACATTGGTGCTGTAGATAAAGTTAATTCAGTAATAGTAGTAGATGGTCTAACAGTCAATACACCTGTGCTTTGACCACGTAAATTTGATGTAATTATTTCAGAAGTAGTATCTCCTGGAATGTTAAAGTAAGGACGTAGTCCACCTTTAGCATTGTTGGATTGATGTACTTGAGCAAAATTTCTATGGCTATTGTACCCAACATGAATAGTGATACTTCGATCTTTCTCAAGATCTAAAGTTGTTATATATTGTTGATTTAAAATTGTTGGTCTATCTTTTCTATCAATAAAACTATCAGTAGCATTAGGTTCATAAATGAACATTAGCTTACCTCTAGTAAAATTTGGAGCAGTTATATCAAATCTAAAACTAAGAGTACCTCGCCAATAAGTATAATTCATAGCTACTTGTGATAGAGCAGAATTCATCATAAGTTGTCTAGTAACAGTTGATGAAGTACTAACAAAGTGTGTTCCCAACATAGGTGTAATAGGGATAGTTAACAAATTGGTTTGATAAGGTATAGCTACACCATTAAATAGAAGAGTATTAATTAGTGAAGGTATAGATGTGATATATTTATGGGCAAGAGGATCATGAGATCCTGAACCCATAATATCATTCATAAGAGCTAATTCTTGCTTCGGATCACATGTTAATTTAAACGCAGTATCTCTACCAATTATAGTTGCTCCATTGCTAAAAGTAACTTGCTTAGCAAATGAAGGTGGAGAAACATTCGTTGGTTTAGAAAAACCAAACATGAGCGCTATTTGAGATATGGCTGTAGCAGCAATTTGTGTTGCTTTGGCAAAAGTTGAAATAACGGGAACATCTGAAAGTCTTTCAGCAATATCTGATATAGCTGTAGCAGTAGAACTAATGGGATTAGTTAAAAATTCTGACTCAGCTGTAACAGTGATACGTGTATTTGTAGGTGTGGATAATTCAACATCTTCCATCCAACCATATACAGTTAATGATAATGTTGAAGTATCAGTTGGAGATTGAGAGTGAAATTGACCTAAGGACGTCACAAATATTTCACCCAAAGAGTCAAAATCAGGGTATCCGTCAATATTATCAAGAACTGAAGCACTATCTTGATCATATAATCTGAGAGAATTTTGAGGAGATATAAATGGAATATCCAATTGTACATCATCATCTTGCCCAGGATTAACATAACACAAAGTTGGACTTTGACTAAGATAGTTTTGTCTAAATTGTCTTTTTTGTTCAGTAATTGGAGATAATCCTTTATGAACTAGATAATTTCTATTGGTTGAATGTAGAGGTTGATGACTAACTAATAAGGATCCATAGTGAAATTTGGATGAAGAAATACTAAATCTCAATTTCATGTTACCTCTGAAAAAAGAATAATGAGCCAATTTATTACGAACAGATGGTAAACGAGACCATATAGCGTAAGGATTAAGCACATAATCAATATTTGTGTTGAGGTTCAAATTTCTAACATCAATAAGTACAGGACGCTTGAAAAAATCATCTAAATAAAGTTTATCATCAAGTGCTGACGAAATAACTTTACGAGTTGAACTTCCAAGGATTAATGCACTATTTGTGTCAGAATGATTTTCTAAGTCAAGAGATTCTGATTGAACATAAGTAGTTTTAAAGTCTTTCTTATTTTCAACTAGAGATTGTTTTGTAAATTCATTTAATTGTTTAGAAAAGAATTTCATGTCATCATAATAATGTTGACAGGTTAGGGGTCCAGTTCTGAGATCTTTTCTATTAACTAATTCTTCAGACTTCATTTTAAAATAAGGACTGAGATTTGAATCAGTAAGAATATCATTAGATTCAGATTCAGCCACTACATAAGTTCTCTCTAAAATTGAAATTATAGAAGATAAATTATCAGTTGTTGTTTGAAGAGTATCAGTTGTTCTTAATAATTTATCAATAGCACTTTCAAAATCAGCGTGAGCTGCTTTATGTAGTTTCTGTTGAAAAGGGATTGCTGAATGGTTACAGCAACGTGATGCCATTTGGTAATCACATTTTGGTTTATAAATTGTTGTTTTAGCAATTCGAATTACATTCTTGCAATCACTGAATTAGGTGATTACGAACGCAAACCAATACATTTGTCTTTGGAAGTGGGTACGCCACGACAAGGCACTAATTGTATCATAATAAGCTTAAATAAGCCTCCTTTTATAACAGTGTTTCCTGTAAACATTCATCTTATGGTTTGATAAAGTGATTAAATGTTCAGTATATTTGGCACTGAGTTTTATCTTTTATTAGTAAAAGATAATAAAACTATTGTGGACTATATTTATCCAATAAAGAATCCCAAGTTTTAAACAAGGGCTCCAAATCAGATATGCTGAACCTAGTCAAGTCAGCTAATTTGTCTATGATTTTACGCCTATAAGTATCATAGGTACTTTGCTCATCACAATGAAAGAAAAGTTCAGTAAGAGCACTAATGCACGTTTGAACAATCTGTTCTTCTGGAGTAATTTCTTTTGAAGGTAAATAGTAACATAAACTTTTCATAATGGAATCTTTATCTAATGGTGCAATGATTCGTTTCATGAGAGGATGGTACTTAAATGTTCTTTTGAGAAAAGAAATATCTTCAATACGAACAAATTTTTCTGTCTGTTCTTTTTTATCTGACGTCGTGAAGGTCATGTAATAAACTTCTCGGACAAATTTTTCGTAGGTGATATTATTAAAATAAGGTGCTAATTCATCTTTAACACCACATAACATATCATCACCATATGTTATCGGTAGTAAAAGATCATCAAAGTCACGAACATTAAATTTCGTAGTTAAATTTAAAGCGTTATTATAACCAAGAGGTGTACACATTACTGTAAAAGCATATCGTAACAAAATTACACCGCGCAGGGAATTGTCCTCAGCGGTGGCATATTTGCCTGA